CCATTAGGTCTTAATGTACCTATTATACCTTTTTGTGAAGCATTTGTCAAGTCTGTATCAGTATAAAATAATCTATACTGTGATTTATCTCTTAAAACAACACTATTTATTATATATTCATTGACATTTTCTGCCAGTTCTGTTATAATAGGCTGTATTGCTTTAGTAACTGTTCCTAACTCAACGTCACCAATCCTTGATGTACCTGCTACTGTTCTTAATCCGTCTGGTGCTAAGAATATTAAATCACCAGCAATCTCTTGTATGCTATATCCGCTTAAACACCCTACGTTTTCAGTAATAGGGTCTATACGAATATTAGCACTATCATTTATGTTTATTAATTTATGTATGCTGTTTTCAGCAAAAACTATTAAGTCTGTTCTGAAACCTTTAATGCCTTGTATCTTATCAGATATTTGAACTGAACCTGCACCAGTACCTGTAAAATTATTAGGGTCATTATAAACACTGTAATAAACATTGTTTAAATTATCTCCTACCCCTGCTGCAATTAAATGATGGTCATGAATAGTAATATACTTTACACCATTCGTACCATCTACTGTAATTTCTTCTGTAAAAAATGTTCTAGTATTTAAGGCTCCTGTGCCTTCCATTCTAAAACCCCAAAGCTTATTAGCTCCATCTGCTATAATTACTTCACCATAATCAAATGTTGCACCTTCAAAAAGTACAAACTGACATTGACCTTGATTAGTTCTAGCAGTAACTGATTTACCTGTAAAGGTTGAGTAGTTATCTCCACCACCTGCAGATAGTTTATTTATTTCTATCCACGTAGCACCATCGTTACTAAAATAAATATTTGTACCGGCAGTTACTATAACACCGTCTGCATATGGAAAAACTCCTAATATATTAGTTATTCCACCTGTAGGCTGTGTAGCTGTAACATCACCAACTTTATATTTAGTAAAACCATTGATACGTCTATATCCTCCAGCAGTAGAAGTTTCAAAGTTTTGTAAAACTGTAGCTACTCCGGGGGTACGTAATAAATCTATAGAGTTAGATGATTTATTTAAACCACCTGCACATGCTACTGTAAAAGGTTGTGAACGTGCCATAATTTAAAAGTATCTTCTATCGTCTGTCATATACTTTGGCGTTGGATTCATGAGATTAGACTTCATGTACTTTAATCCTTTTTTATAATCATCCAATGCAAAAGAAGCTTGTTGTGGGCTTTCTTTAAATTGCCAGACATAATATCTCATTCTAGATGTTACAATATTACTGTATTGCTCTGGTAAAACCATTGTGTCATCGTAAGCTGATAAAGCAGTGGGTCTTACGAAAGCATAAAAGTGTATATTGTAAACTTTATCAGGAATAGGACTTAGTCCAAACTTCCTGTTATCTGGAGACTTAATTACAAATTTAGGTTCTCCATAATTTTGTGAGTTAGCATCATCTTCATTTTCACTATCTCTGTAGTATCTTTTCCAATCATCAAGTGTAAGAAATCTTAATCCTTTAGAAATGTAAGGAGCTGTTTCTCCACTTACATTGATTGTAGTTACATAAAAATCATCCCAATCTATTGAAGCATAATCTGTAGTAATACTAGAACTATCAGACTTTAAAGTGTACCATCTTTGTCCTGCTACTGAAGCAACAGTTACGTTGCCATAAAAAGGGTCAGTGCTTCCACTAACTCCAGCAGAAAAAAAAGGTAATTGAGGTTCTTGATTAGCTATATCAAATATAGATTTATTTACAGTATCTTTTACAAACTTTTGAATACCTGTAGCATTACCAAAGTTTGCAGCAGTCAATGGAACTTCATTGAGTTCTCTTAATACTTCGTTAGTTAAATCTAGATATGTAGTAGCCATTATTTTTTATGTACCTTTTGAATTTCAAAATTAGCTGTTAAACTTGCACCTTTATGTTTAACAAACTTACCTGAATGTTTCATTAATTTATAGGTTTTACCGGACTTCATCCAGTGATAACCTTTGGGTGCTTTAACTTTCATATTAACAGGGTTTAGCTTTTGACATTCCACCGTCTTTATACATAGTTCTTTTAGCTTTACCGCCACCCATCATTTTTTTCTTTTTCATTTCTCCACCATACATCATTTTTTCACGTCTAGCAGATTTGTTACCCATATCGTTTTTGTAGTCACCTTTTTTCATTTTATTCTCCATTTAAAAAAGGAGGAGTCCTAAGACTCCCCCAAATGATTATTCTTAATCAATACCGTAGAAAGCAGTTACTAATGCTTCAGGTCTAAGAACTTTAGCTCCATAGACATGAAGACCTCTCACGATGTCACCAAAAGAACTAGGGTCTCTTATGACTTCTGTTGAAAGGATTGTGTTAGCAGTTGCAGTAGATGAGATATGACCACCTAAACATTTACCAGCAGCATTAGATGTTGCAGCAATGTTGTTAGATTTGTACATATCAAATCCTCTTAGTTTTCCACTTGATACTAAACCGTTTCTAATTGAACCTTGACCTGCGTTGAAGTCTACAGATAACAATTTAGAAGAAGCTTGACCTAGAACTTCGTAGAAGTCAGGACCAGCAACGAACCATCTTCCTTCTTCAGGAACATTTTGCTCGTCTAATAGTCTTGCCATTCTAGCCATAACGTCTATTGGGTCATGCTCGTTAGTACCAAAACCAATGTCCAAGTTACCAGTACCGTCAAAAGTTCCAGCAGCTAAGTCAGTAGCATTGTCACTACCTAACACGTGGTCAGGTGATGAACTTGAAACTCCTGAGAACATAGTTGCGATAACAGCAGCATCATATGAATCTCTTAAAGCATAAGCAGCAGATGAACTCGCTACTTCTTTAAAGTTTACATGTGACATATTTGTTTCAATATCATCTACGATGAATTTGAAAGCTTTAGCACTGTCAACAACTAATGTTAGTTCTTGGTCAGTTAGTTTAGTTGCAGTAGTGTCGCTACCTCTGGTATAATCAGAGACAGAGATTACTGGTTCTTTGATGATTTTTACTGAGTCTCCATAGGCTGAAATTTCACCGGCATAGTCGGTGTTTGTAATAGCTTCTACAACCGAAGATTTTCTAAAGAAGTTTAAAACCTTTTTAGAGTAAACGGAAGGTAGAAAGAAACTATTAGTTTGTCCAGCTACGGAGTTAGCAAAGTTAGCATCAGTATCTGTTGAGGGTTCAAAATATTGAGCCATGATACATTCTCCTTGTAGTTAATATAGTTTATTTTACGATTCTGCCTTCTTGCATTGCATCTGATATTTCTTGTTCGTATTTATCAAATTCAGCAACACTCATGGCAGCAATCTCCTTTTCAGACCAAATCTTTTGTTGTTTAGGTTCTACGCTTGTTGTTTTTGTAGAAACCATATCAGCAGCAGATTTTCTAGTCCGTTTAGAAGATGACTTAATCTTCGTAGGTTCAATACCAAAATCTTTTTTAAACAAATCTAAAGCACGTGAAGCTAGGTCAGCATCGTTAGCATTTGAGTATATCCAATTTTGAATAGACTGTGGCTGCTCTTTTGCCCAACCATGGAAATCTTCACTGTTTCTGATGTCTTCAAAATCAGGATGTTTTTCCATTAACCTTTTTTCTGCATCTTGTCGTACTAACTGTTGTTCTCTTTCTTGGAGTTTACTAAGGCGTTCTTCTAGAACTTTTGCTTTAGTCTCCGATTGTAGATGAGCAACTGTTTCTACAACTTCGTAAACATCAGGATATTGATTCTTAAATTCTTCAAGTTCTTCTGCAGATTTAGGAGCTTTATATTCGGTTCTATTTTTAGTAGCTTCGTCTATAAGTTCTTGTTCTCTACTTTTAAACTCATTAAGTTTACTATCGTAATGTTTTTTTAAATCATCATATCTTTTTTTATAATCTGGTCTCTTATAAGGTACATCCTTTTTAGATTCCAGTTCTTTAGTATTTACACTTCCTTCATCATTTATTTCAGTAACATCGTCACTTTTAAATAACTTGTTTGAAGGCTCTTCAAAATACAAAGATTCTGATGATACAAAAGGTTTATCTTCTGTGTGCCATTCTTTTTTTGCATTATAAGGATTTGGCGTATCCTCTGCTTGGACTTTATTAGTCATTTTCTTTCTCCTTACTCAGGGCTTCGTTTAACAAGGTAGCTGCGGGTGTCGACTGTGCAGGGCTTGTTCTTGTAAAGGTAGCCTTTCGGGTTAATATTTAATAAGGTGCCAAATATCTTTGGGTAGCCTTACCATAAATTATTTAGCTTCTAACGTAATCAGATGAACCTTGAACCATTCTTTTTTTAAGTTCGTCTTCAGCAATTTCATCTTCTTGCATGACTCCTGAACTTAATAAAGATTGTGGTTTTTCTTCTTGTGACATTCCGCCTTCAGCTAAACCTTGTCTTTCATCTGCTTTCATTTCTGCATCTTTCATCATACGCATCAATTCATCAGCTCCGATTTCTTCTACAGCTTTTGCAGTAAAGACAAATTCTCCATCAGATAACCTAGCAGGTATACTGTCAGAGACTCCTGAACCCGGACCTTCAACAGGACCGGACCCAGCAAATTCTTGAGCAACATCTATGACTTTATCAAATATCATAGCAAGTTCCTCATCTTGTTCTAGTTTGGACATAAGCATATCTTCTTCTTTTTCTGTTAATGCTTCATCCATTATAAATCTTGTGTAGTTATTTTCCATGGCATTATCGTTTAACATACCACCATCTTCATAACCCATTCTTTCAACAACTTCAGGTGCTTCTTTTCTAAGAGCTTCTATACCGGGACCACCGTCTTGATACATAACTCTATCGTCATCAAGTAATCCACCTTTTTTCTTTTCTTGTCTAAAAAATAATCCACTTATACCACCAGCATTAGTATTATATTCTTTTTCTTCTGCCTCTTCTTCTGTTTCACCTACTAAATTTAAAGGAGCTGATTTTTTTACTTTTTTAAAGAGTTTTTTAAGAATACCTCCAAAAAATAATTTTTGTCTGTCGTCCATAATAATTCCACCCTCTGCAAAGTCTCCTCTAGCTACAGCTTCGTCTAACATTTTATCAATTTCATCTGCTGTAGGAGGAGTTAATTCTTTTAACCTTGGGTCTTCTTTTTTAGTTTTTGTAGGTTTTTTATCAAATATTAAACCAGAATAAGCTCTAGTAAATTCTTGTACATCTTTTTCAGAATATCCAGCTTGTTTTAACATTTGATTAGCTTGAGCAATAGTTATATCACCTTCATCTAACATTTTAATAGCATCATCAAAATCAAAATATTGAGTATTATCAACTGCATCAATTTGTTTAGTCATTCGTTTAGAATGTTTTTTATTTAGTTTAGTAACAAGTTTTGTTAAAGATTTTGCTGCTCCACCAATACTATATTTTTCTCTATCATCTAAAAGCATTATTTCTCCTTGGCTTTTCCTATATTTAAAGCAAACCAATCAATTATTTTGTAAGCTTTACCTACTAAGTTATCGTCAACTGGTGTAGGTGTTAAAGCAGCAACCATTGAACAGATTGAAACTATCCATGGAACTACTCCAACTATTTTTAAAATTGTGTCTAATAAATCTAACATACTATTTCTCCTCTTTTCTAGTAATTGCTTCTTTAACCTGTAGGTCCAACTGCTCTAGGCGTACCAGTAAATTCACTTTCCCCTGCAACCGGTACATTTCCTGTTCCGATGTTGCCACCACCAGTGCCTGTAACTCCAAGTTCTTGAGGTTGTTCAGGTGTTCCTTGAATCCCTCCCATAGTTCCGGGTTGCCCGTCAGTAGGTTGAGCCTCCTCGCCAATCGTTTGTCCAGCATTTTGCATTCCTATTATTTGTGCCATTATAGCTGCTTCTTCAGGGTCATTGAGTATTTCATCAGGGTCTAAGTCTAAGCTATAAGCAAGTTCGCTAACCAATTTAGAAATCTTAACAAATGGTGCAATAGCAGGACTTTGTGCAGTCTGTAAGAACATAGTAAGTCTTTGACTTCTTACTTCTTTCTGCATCAAGCTATTTGTACCAGTAGCTTTAACTTCTAAATCACCTTTAACATCCAAATCATCCTCTAAGAATTGCATGTTCCACTGAAAATAAGCTTCTCCAAGTGGCTTCAATAAAAAGTCATCAAGATTTTTAATGACTGTTTTAATATTTAAACTTGATGCTCCAAGCAACATGGACATGCCTGAAGCAGTCCTTGTCATACTTTGAACACCTGTCTGTCCGTGTGAATAACTAGGTATACCTGTTTGTTCGTCTGCAAGTTGTCTAAACTTATCAAACATCATCATGTTTTCTGGTGCTGTATTAGGAAACTTTAAACCATGTATAGCTTGTCCCGGCATACCAGCTTGTCTTCTAAATATTTTACCCGGATATATTTCCATTGATTGTCCACCAACTAAAGCAGACTCATCTACATCAAACACCAAAGAACCTGCCATTGCTAAATTGTCTATTGCCATTCTAGCATGACCGTTCATAATTTGTTGACTGTCATCCATATTTTCTGCTACACCAATACCAAAGAAGTTATAAGGATTTCTTTCGTATGGGAACGAATGATATGGTATTCTATATGGAGTAAATGGATTTATTACAGCTCTTAAGAGTTGGTCTCCGCATATCCATACGTTTACTTGAACTTCATCTAAATCATCTATATCGTCATTAAGTTCAATACCTACTTCTCTAGCGTATTCTGCATCCATGATTCCCCAATACTCAATAACTTCAAAGCTATTATCGTAAGATTCATCAGCTCTTGCATCGTCTTTTAGAGAAGATTCAAAATCTTTTTCAACATAATTAGGACCTAATTGAATAGTTGTTCGTATTGCATCTTCATCAAAGTAAGGCATGTTACGTAGTTGCCTTAGTTGACTTCTATTCATTTTATGTCTATGGATAACGTATTCACATTCTTCCATATTAGTTGCACTTGGGTCTGGATAAAAATCCCAACAACTTACAAACTCTATTCTTGGTACTCTAACTTCTAATGGGTTATAAGTTCTTTCGCCTTCTTCGTTTGTGTCCCACTTATGAAGTTTTTTATTAAAGTTAAATGGTCCTTTTACAATCCCTGTACCAAGTAGAGCAGATTCTAAAAGAGCATTTCTTAATTCTGAGTTACCGTTTGATTCTTCAATCTGGTCATGAATAAGTTTTTCCATTCTTCTTGCAGCTCTTTGTGCAGGAGATAACTCAAGTTTTTGTGGGTCAGCACTAACACCGTCTTTTAGTATACCAAGGTCTTGTGCTTGGTTTTCAATACTATCTTCAAAAATACCATTATAAAAAGTAGCACCGGGTTTTAAAGTTTTACCATCTCCTTTATAACCAAAGTCATAAGGATTTCTGTTAGCTCCTTCTCTATTACCAATATCATCTGGTAACTCTTCAGGCATTGAAGTTTCAATACTAGGAGTAGGATTTGAAATATCTAAATGTGCGTAGTCTGTTTCACCTTCAGGTATTTTAGTTTCAGCAATTCCTATTGGAAATTTACCGGTACCAAAGATAACATCAACAAGTTGACCAAAAGCAGCAAGTACTTTTGTTTTAGTTATTTTAACAAATATTCTAGATTTTTCAGAGTCTCTAAACTTTAAACCTTTAGAATATAAACCTCTATAGTTTTCGTAAGCTTGTAACCATCTTCTTTCATCAGTTTCTCTAGCATCTTCTGCTTGAGCATACCGACCTTTAATAATACCAATAAGATTTCTACGTTGGTCATCAGGTAATGTTAAGTTTTTACCTGACTCACCTTCTACTTCTTCGTAGATGTAATCAGCATTTAAAAATGTATTATCTTGTTCTGCCATCTATTAATATCCAAATGTAGAATCTACTGGTTTGTACATCTCACGTTTTAAACCTCTAATCCTTTCTAATGGGCTTTCCATTCTTGGTCTACTCATTATCATATAACGCAATGCATCATATGCGTGGTCTGAAGCATGTGTATCTACATCTTCAGGATTAGTTTTAGATAACGGTATAGACTGTAGTTCTCTTATTAAGTTCGGACATGTATTAAATATCTGTAACTTAGGTCTACCGTTTTCTCTAACCTTTAAATACTCGTGTATTTGTATTTTACCTTGTATTCTGTTTTTATCGGCTCGTCTTAATTTATGACCAGCTCTTACTAAACTTTCTCCTACAGTTGGACCAGTTGTACCTGTATTTGCCCAAGCTGCAGTATCTAAGACCCCACTTACCGAAAAAGGGTCTTCTGTTTCCATATCTGTTATTATACTAGCTAATTCCTCACCTGTCAAGCCTTTTTTGTATAATTCTCTATAAATTATCAAAGTATTGTCATTCATGTCCATTATTCCCCATAAACAACAACTTTCTGAAGCATAACCATAGTCAATACCTTTTACTCTTTCCCAGTGTACAGGAAGGGCAAAAGGAGTAATAACATGTACTTTAGGGTCAAATTCTGTAAATGCTGCACCTTCTGCAACATCCCAATTACCTTCTAAAAGCTGTTGTCTTTGAGTAGGTGGTAAAGATTTAAGCATTTGTTCATATACGCCATCTTCAGACAAATAAGGGTTATCTGCTAGTTTAGCAGGAATAAACTTTCTTGTAAGACCATCATTACCTATAAAACTTTTATTAGACTCATGCGGTTCTATGTATCTATTTTTAACCCAATGTGACCCAACACCACCGGGGTTAGCAGTACAACGTAAGTAAGTTTTTATTTCTGGGTCAGTTGTACGTAACCTTGAAGCAAGGTAGTTCCAACTAAACTCGGTAGGTAAATGCGTTATTTCATCAAAACCTATCCAACTATAAGCTTGTCCTTGATACCTGTATACGTCTGCATCTCTTTCAAGGAATCCAAATTCTACTTTGGCTCCACTAGGAAAGTTCCAAAGCTTTTCAACCTCACGAAACTTAGCACCGGGAAATGCTTGGGGATATAGTTCACGAGACTTATCAATCATCTCTCTAAGCTCTGGCATAGAACGTCTTAGTATTAAGGCTCTGTGGTCTTTTTTATGTGCATATCGTAGTGGGTCAACCAACATTGCATAGGATTTACCACCACCAGCAGCACCACCATAAAGTACATCTTTTTCATCAGCAGCAAGAAAGTCTGTCTGTGGACCTTCGTTTGGATGAAAAATAACTTTAGAATCTTTAAGTACTTCTTGTACGCTAGGTGTAACTTGTTCTAATTCTTCAGTAGTAACTATATTATCTGTAGTTTTTTCTGTAGCCTTTTTAATTACTTTTTCTTCTGTTTTAATCTTTGATTCTTTGTAGGCTAGTTTCTTTTTAGCTTTAGCTAGTTCTTTTTTATCTCTAGCTAGTTTTTGTTTTCGTTTGGTCTCTTTAGAGTATTGATATTTAGTATTAGGGGGTATGTAAGTATTTTTTATTATTTTAGATAGACCTACATGGGTTAGTTTTCTACCTGTTTCTTCTGTTATAAGCTCCGCAGCTTTTCGTAAAGAATACTCTTCATTTACAACAGAATCTATATATTTTTTTAGGGTTTTTAATTCTGATTCTATAGGTTCGAGATAACCTTGAATATGACTAAGTTTGTAACCAAAAGGAATAGTTACACTTTTTTTCTTAATATATCCTTCTGGAATAGAGGACATTATCTTTTTTTACCTTTGTGTAAGCCATGACGTGCATGTTGCTTACCTTTACGGGTTGCCTCTCTTTTCTTTTTATTAGCTGCTGCAAGTTTTTTTCTACCTGATGCAGTTGATTTTAATTTTTTAATAGTTTTAGAAGGTGCGTAGACTTCTCCAGTTTCACTAGATTTTTTACCACTAGAGGTTCTCCATTTTTGTTTAGTCCAACGTCTAAGACTTTTTTGGCTTTCTTTCAATGCCATTACTTATAGCCTCCACCTTTGGCTTTATATTCTTTTGCTAAAAGCTGGGCTTTCCGAGCTGACCATTGACCGGCTTTACCACCCTTGGTACCTGCCTTAATCTTCTCGAAAAGCCTCTTACGCATAGTCGGCTTCGTATAGTTACCGGCTTTATTGACTGTTGACTTTTTTTTAGTCGTTGTCTTTTTTCTTGGCATTTTTATTCTCCTTCTTCTTACCGAAGATTTTATCCCAGTTTTCACTAAACTCATCACGAGTTATGTTGCCGGGTTTGCCTTGGTTTCTTCTCATAGAGAGTCTACCATGTTGTTTGTGTAAGGCTTTGAATTTTATTCCTCCGAGATGTGGCATATTACTTTATAAATGTTTTAACAATTTTTTGTAGTCTAGAACACTTCATCAGTTTATGGAACTTTTTAAAGTATTTGTTTACCATTTTACTTTATCTGCCCAATAAGCTGCTGACATTTTACCTCTTTTAATGTTCTTAGCATGTCTAGCTTTAAAAGAACGTCTTTTAGCTTTCATTCTTGCTGATTCACCTGCTTTAGGTTTACCTGCAGTCTTAGCACCTTTTTCACCAAAACGTATAGTTTTTATCTTATCACCTTCTTTAGCAACAACAATATGTGACTTCTTAGGGTGATTAGGAGTTCTTTTAGGTTTGTTATAACCTGATACTCCTGCTCTTTTTAATCTACTATCTTTTTCTTTTGGCATTAATGTACCGTCCTTTCTTTTATTTTTACTTCGTGTTCTAGCTCTTGTATTTCTCCAAGCACTAGTAATCCGTATTGTATTGCTATTCTATTTGCTTCGGCTACTGTTTCTGCTTTGATATAGGGACCTATTGCAGCTCCATCTTCATTAACATGTTCAGTTATCCAAAGTTTCATAGTCTCCATCCTCTGCTGAGATGTCAATAGTTTGTTTTTCTGGTAATATAAATATACCACCTTGAACATTATGATTAACATCCAGTCTTTCTTTTTTACCTAAACCAACTCTATCAAGTATTGTTTGAGCTGCTTGAAGCTTTACATTAGCTTGTGGTAATGCTTTATCGCTTTCAAGAACCTCAACAAGTTTAAAGGCTGCTAAAGGGGCTTCCCTTGCAAGTACGTCACTGGCTAAATCTACTATTTCCTGTTTAAGTGATTGTATTACTTGGTAGTGATTGCCTGAATACCCTGCAAGTTCCGCTGAAAGTTTTAAATTTCCTTTAGTTTCAATAATGTTATTAAGGAAATTTTGTTGTTTTTCTGTCAGCTTTCTTTTTTGTGTTGTTGGTAAAGACATAACCATATTATATAGTATTATATAGGGTTTGTCAAGCTTTATAAAATATTTTACGAAAGACTTGACAAAAGTGATTCTGAACTATATAATAACATTAGGTGTGCCGGGGTTGAATACATATCCTAGTGGTCATTCTAGACCTATTGAACCCGACCTAACCTGTCAGACCCGACCAAGCCCTTTGAAGTTTCCAATTGAAAATTACCAAAAATGTATAAGAATGTGCATATATATAGGGGAGGGGGTGGGTGGCTCTGGCGTACCCCATAAATCTTCACAAACTCTAAAGAGTTTCACAAGATTAACACCCAAACTCTAAAGAGTTTCCCAAGATTTGACAGATAGGCTTTGTCAAACTCTAAAGAGTTTCCCAAGTTTCCAAGATTTTCTAAGAAAATAAGTCTGTAAATTATAACTCTACAAACTCTAAAGAGTTTACCAAGCTATAACGCATTCTAAAGCCTTTACAGAGCTTTTTAACCTATGGTTAATACCAACCTTCAGCTCATGGAAACAAGTCCTTGTGAAAGCTCTAAAGAGCTTCGTAAACTTGTCAGATTTCATAGGGGCTTGGGCGTTGAAGTCTTTAAAAGACTTTAGAGAGTCTAAAAAAAACCCCTCGAATGAGGGGCTTTTGAGCTAGGTAGCTTCGGAAGGAATTAAGCTATGCTTACAAGTTTCTTGTAGCTTCTCATGGCTTTCAAATCAGCACTAGGCAAAGCCTTCATGCTTAAGATTTTAGCGACTTGACCTTGAGTCAAAGGCTTCGCCTTGTCGTTGAGTCTTGACACAAAGTGTCCATGAATTGTTCCCCATTTGATGTCCTTCGGACAATTCGTAGCTTTCGAGAATTGCTGTGCAATTTTACGTACCATGCCATAGGAAGCTTTAGCTTCAGGAGTTTTAACTTCAAACGTAGTTTGTTGTGTTGTATTTGTCATATTTTTCGTCCTTGCCCTTTAGGGCAGTTATGTCAATCGGTCATTCGATTGCCATTACATAGTAATACGATTTGCAAAACATTGTCAACACATTTTTTATACGTGATTTCTCCTACGCATAATGCCTGTAGAAACAGGCGTAAAATCAGCAACCTCTCAAAATCACTCCAAAAATCACCACAAAACCTATCTAACCTTGCAAAGTCGTTTAAGACTTTGATTTCTCATACGCATATATATACGCACACACGATTACACGTTTCAGAGCTTTTGGTCGGCAGACAGGAGAATGAAACTTTACGCATAAACACACATAAAGTTTTATTTATACATGACCTGTAATCTTTATTTTTATGTGTGCCTTCCTTCTTGACAAGCTCGACAGCAGTCTCTAAGCTAGTTGGGGCAATCAGCAATGTCGCTGACTGCTTCATCACAGGAAATATATTATGGAAAATTTAATGGAAATCTGCTCTGAAACAAGAATGGA